TCCCGGCGTCGGGGCAATTAAACGATTGGCTCTTAGCAACTCCTTCAATAGTTCGGTGTTCATCTTTCATCCTCCAAAAAAGGCCCGCCCCGGAGAGGCTTGGGACGGGCCGGTAAATGTTTCACTGCTCAGACTTGTTTGTGCCCTCGGGCTTCTTCACGCCAAGGCTTGCCATCAACACTTCCCAGCTCGCATCGCGCTCCTCTGTCGTGTCAAACATGGCGCGCTCAAATGAGTTGGTACTGGCGACGGCAACCAAAATTTCCTTACTGCCCGACTTTCGCGCCCAGGTGACAAGCCCCCGCTTCACAACGAGAGACCCAAGGGCTATGAACGAAGTCGGTTCCGGTGGTGCCTGTTTCTTTTTCTTCGGCTGAACCTGCTTTGCCTGCCTGATGCCTTCTGCGATTAACTGCGCAACTTTTTCTTCTTCCATACTCAATCTCCGACAAAAACAAACCTCACCACGGCAGCCCCTCCGGCTGCTTGCCCTGCTTCTGCCCGCCCTTTGACAGCTTTGAGATTGACCCCATCGCTTGCGGCTCGGGGCGGTAATATGTGCGGCTCGCCTCGTCGTACTTCCAGGTCGCCGGGTTCGCGATCAGGAACACGTTGCCAAGGTCATCGATCGACTTGTAGAGCCTTCCCGGCTCGTCGGCGCTTCTCGGCGCCTGGCTAATCGGCTTGTAATCGGGAAGAACTTGGAGTAGGGCGTCGGTGTTGGTGTGCATCAGCGGGCTCCGAATTTCCTATCCTTGGCTTGGCCCAGGTATTCCTCTTCGCGCTCAAGGCGCCTCACCTTGCCGAAGTGCTCGAGCGCACGGTCCAAGGGCCAGTTAAGCAGAACCCTGTAGTGGTCGACGTACTTGTTGAATTTCTTCGAGTGTTGAACGGCATAGTTCTCGAGAGCCTGGACGGCATAACCTAAGCCCTGGTCGCCAACCTCATGGGCGTACATCCGCTTCAGCTTTTCGTACTCATCCTCGGTGACGTAGACATGATCGCTAAGCCGCTTCTTGCCCTCCTTGGTAAACTTCTCAGGCGTCCTCTTCTGTCTGTCTGATTGACTGACTGATTGACTGACTGACTGACTGACTGACTGACTGACTGACTGACTGACTGACTGACTGGAACTGGTTTGCGGTTGGTTTTCTGTAGAAACCAATTGGTTTTCAGTTGGTTTATCAATACGGGGCCTTCCACCTTTTCTGCCATTATGGCGTAATTGCTCGATTCTCCCCTCCATAGCGGCAACCTCATTGCTCACATATGGAGACGAGAATGAATCGTCCGCGACGACGAAGACGCTACGATCGAGCCGCACCACATCAAGGAGGAGGGAGAGCTTTAGGGACCTTGCCTCCGCAATATCCTCAAGCGCATCAAGGGAAAGCGAGCACTCGTCAGAAGACCAGAGCATTCCTTCGAGCATCAACGCGTAGGCTGCGCCCTCCATGCCGAGCTTGTTAATCATCCGCATGTAGCGCTGAGACGAATACCAGTCAGCGGGTAACGGCATTTCGAGCCTCCGTCTGCGAGGTGCACCCATAGCAGGCCTCTTGTCCAAATTGTTGACCCGTGAAATCTTTGAAAGTGGTTGGTTCCACTTTGCTAGCTCCAAAGTGGGGCATAACCGTGAAAACGGCCCGTAAATCCGGGCCATTCCCGTGTGTTAGCCCTAATCCATCCAACCAATCGAATTGACCGATAAGTAAGTTTAACGGGCTATCGTTTGATTGGATTTTTTCGTTCTAGCATGATTAGAATCATGGCGCGAGGACAAAAGTTCAGAATCGGCTATCCGGGAAACTTGGATTTTTTGATGTGCTAAGATTCGCTAACTCGTCACAAATTAGCAGATGGTTTACCGGGAATCCCGGTGAATCAGTATTGAATCTTCAATGCCGGTGATTCGCTCAATCCCCGAACGCGCTTGTCGTAAGTGCGAACCATGCTGATCGTTGAGTGTCGAAGCGCCTCGGCAACGTCTCTTTCATCGCAACCTTGAGCACGAAGGCGACTTGCGAAAGTTGCGCGGGCAGAGTGGGGAGCGGCTCCAACAAGGCGCCTGTACAGTCTGAAGAAGGTGCTCTCCGCGATGCGGTTCTTCTTCCCGCCGTATTGCCGCGACAAAAAGAGCGGCTCGTCCGGTTCGCGTCCTGCCGTTAACGGCTTGATGTACTTCCACGCCCAATGCGGAATCGGAACTTGTTGAGGCACCCCCGCTTTTGTCCGGCGCAGTTCGAGGTACGGCATACAGTCGGAAGACACCGCTACGTCGCCTACGTTGAGCGCTATGGCCTCAGAACGCCTTAGCCCGCATCCGAACAGCACCGCGAGAATTGCGGCGTCCCTTGCCCCGTTTAAGCCGTTTAAACTAGATTTGAGAATATGTTTAATCTGCTTAAAGTTAATCAACTTAGTCGGCCTCACCTGTCGGCGCTGTCGAAGTGAAAAGAGGCGCCTGACCTTCCGACAAGGATTCGTCTGTAGCAGTTCGAGATCAACGAGCAGGCCGAAGAGGGAGCGGATAGAATCAAAGCGAAGCTTCACAGTCGCGTCTGACAAGCCAGCGGCCCGGAGCGCCGTCAACCATTTCATGATGTCGATATGGTCTGCCGTATGCCAGGGATCCCGAATCTGTTGAAGTGAATCGACCGAGTGTTGATATGCAATCCGGGTATGCTCTGAGTGCTGCGCGTAAAAGGCATCAAGCGCCGCCGCGATTTCTGGAAATTGTTGAAGTTTGAGCTGGTACAACTTCACTCAAGGATAATACTGCGCATCCTAAGAGCTAATGCTCAGAATCGTTTTCCTTCCCTGTAAAATGGTGGTTTCTTGTAAAATAAATAATTCACAATTCAATTTTTCAGGCAAAAAAATAAGCGGCTCACGTACAGGCAGCCGCTAAAATCAAGCTACTTGAACCAAGACCAGGCCCTTTTCGGCGAGGACTCGATTCCGGGTTTTTCTTCTATCTGCTGCAAGTGCTGCATACCCGATCGATAATCCGCAAAGCGATTGCGACTGTAGCTGCTGTCCAGCCTGCTGCCCTCCTGAATCGGATCCAAGGTCAGGCCGATGTGATACCCGGTAGTACAGCCAGTCGAGACGATAACCATCACCATTGATGCGAGTGTACATTTCATGTGTCCTCCGTAGTTTAACCGCGTTAAAACCCGCAAACCTTGGGCAGTATTACCCGGTTTGCAGTCAAAATCAGAACGATCCAGCAGGTGACGCTGAAGAGAAACCCGAACATCCAAACAACCATCTGTTTTAGTGGACTCATAAAACCTCCATCGTTTTCCAGTCTGCACCCCGGAATTGAGGCGCACAGCGGAAAAAGCCCCCAGGGAAGGCCCCAGGGGCAGGAGGCTAATCCCAATACTGAGTAGCGCAGGCGTACTGCCGCTCGTAGGCAAGTTCATCCTCCATGAGCGCGGCGCCCTTGCGGCCGCAGTCCTCACACTCGGCTTTCTTGCAGGCGGGATAGTAGTAAATCCGATCGCCTCGGTTGATACGCTTGCCGCAGGAACAAACGCTGCTGAATTTGGCGGTCATCCAAAAGGGGTCTTTGCTGTATCTCATGGTGGCCCCTTATTGAAGATATTGACCGGTTGAAAATGCGCGCCAGCAGACCGAATCAGCCCACTGACCGAGCTTGGCCATGCAGGTGGCATCATCAAAAACTTCCATGCCGAACCTTTCTTTGATGGCGGCTTGTATGCGCTCCCTAGTTTCCGGGCTCATGTGCCGAGATGTTTGGACGTATTTAGCCTGCGGGATGTCATCGCGGCGGTTGTCGCTGTTGTAACAATCCGTCATCCCGTCAAATGTGCCATATTGGTATTTGTCGGTGATGGCTTCAACGTCGGCAGTAGCGGGACCATCAGTCCATGAGATGTCAACCGAATCGCCCATGCTGAAGTTCTCAGAACGGACGCTGAATTTGACCGCGGGAAAGGCCTTTTTTAGTTCTTGACGAATCGCTTTTGCGGCAAGCGCAGCCGTGGTAAGTTGTCTAGTAGCCATAAGCCTCCTATTCAGGTTTGTGGTTAGGCCCTCGGTTCTGTTACAGCAGAATCGGGGGCTGCTACGATATTTGTTATCGTATGCTTATTAAGATATCTTGAGAGATATCTCAGGTGCAAGAATTATTTTGTACGGGAATTAAGGATTTTTACATGCATGTAAGTGCTTGACAGGAGATATCTAGAGAGGTATCTAGGAGGCATGGCGCGCACACCTATTATAATCCGCCCGACGAAAGAAACATTGAAGCAATTAGACCAGTTAACTAAGAAATGGGGTGAAACCCGCTGCGATACCGTCTATCGCGCAATTCAGCAGGCGTACGACCGCGAGTGTTTAGAGCTCGACGTGATAAAAACGAAGCGACAAACCGCAAACGAGCCCCAGCTAAATCAAGACCTTGCACCCGGCAAAATACGTAAGTAGCTGAAGCCTCGTAGCATCCTACCCGTAAGCTAAGTATCTGAGTCCAGGTCAAGCGAATCTTCCTTGACAAAAATCCCAAACCAGCGGATTAAAACCGTAGAGAGGCTGAGGATATGTCGTATTAACAACGATTTAATCGATCCAAACGGCTTACCCGACGAACAAACCCCCGAAACCTGCGAAATACCGGAGCATCGACTCTGGCGCCATGTGCTGCTTTTCGGCCTGGCAGAAGCGGCAAGCGGCAAACAATCGGCCATCGATTGGCTCTACGAATCAGCCCGGACACCCGGTAGCGTAACCTGGATTTGTAAGCAACTCGGAATAACTCGAGCTTGCTGCTATGCGACTCTGCGCAAATACCAGGGCAGGCGAGACCTGGCGGTGAGAGTCGGCGTGATGCGGTCAGCAGCGTAAATGGTTGATTGATGGACGATAGTAAGACACCCCCAGAAGAAGAATCGAGCAACCTGGGGCATCCTGGCGCGTCCGTAACTCCAATAACGGAAGCCAAGCGCAAACACCCGGGCGGAAGACCCCCGGGAAAGCCGATGTCCGAAGGAGCTCGCCTCAAAGCCCGCGAGGTGAAGGCAATGCAGATGATGATGCAGGGCGCCTCACTGCCGACTATCAGCAAGGAGACTGGAATAACAACCAGGACCCTGCAACGCCGAAGGAGTGCTTTACGCAAGGTTTTAAAGGAACTGGATAAGTTCCCTGAGTTCCTAGCGAATCGCGGGAATGTGCTTGATGCAATCAGTTTGAAGATCCTAAAAACGGCGATGTCGCCGGCCAAACTTTCAAAGGCAACCTTCAGCAATCTGATGTACGGATACGGGATTACGGCTCAGCAATCCCGCCTCGAGCGCGGCCAGCCAACCAACATCGACGCGCAGCTCCGTTTCAGCTCTCAGAAGCCTGCAATCGACGTAACCCCTCGTTCTCAAGAGCAAATCAAATGTCACGAGAATTTCTCTTCTAGTGACATTTCAGCGGGTAGCAATCTCCCTGCCAACCAAGCTCCTGCAGAGCCAAAAAAGGCCGAGTAGCACACCTCCTCTCTTGCCCCGGCTGAAAACAGGAGCCGGCTGCGGAACCGACGACTTGCCAGTGACAGGGGGCGGGGGGTGTGGGGTAGGGGTCATCAAGAATCAAATTAATTTCCCGTACTTATACCCTCTTCCACCACGCGATCCCCCCAAGGGTGTCTTTTCTTCGACAAACCCCTTGGGGTGTTCTTCTACCGTTAACTGTTTGTATGAACTCTGTGATTTACGAAACGACTGGATAAGCGGGTTGTTATTTATTGACGAAAACTCGGTGTTGTTTCCTCCAGCTTTTGAACCTTCTTACCGCCTTCCCACCCAGGGTAGCATGCACATATTCTAACCTGGTTTTTGAAGCTAAGTGGTTAATGGAAGGGGGTATGTTACTTTAACTAACTTAAACTAACGTGATCAGAATTGGGGTTTTGTGGTGTACTTATCGGTCAATTTGGATGAGATCAATTATTTCCTGGTTTTTCTTTAAGTGGTTTGAACTAACTCGACGTCTTTTATTTTCGACTTGATTATTTCCGATAGCTTCACTTCACCGGCTACGGCTCCGGCTCCAGCCCCTTCGCGTCTTTGTAGGCTTTTTCAAACTGTTCTTCGGTGATTTCTATTTCCGGCCTTTCCTTAATCTTTTCTTGGAGCCAGTCCCAAAACGCCTCCTTGAAGGACTGGCCGGCCACCTTACATACGGCGTGGGCAACGACCGGAATGTATACCTGCGCGACCACGCAGCTGCGCCCGTTTATTGTATCGACCGAGAATTTGATTGCGTGCTTCATCTTTCATCGCTCCCGCCTCTCTTTGGTCTTTATACCACTTTCCCAAGGTTCCCGCCAAAGCCCTGTAGTCTTTAAGGCATGGGCGTTAAGTTTGATGGGCTCTACTTCGAGCCGGTGGAAGGACTGCCGTACAAGCACGATTACTCAGCCATCATCAAGGGCTTCAAGTCCCCAAAGGAGGAGTTTGATGGGATTCGGCATCTCCTCCGAAACGATCTCTTCTTTCTGTCCTACTTCTGCATGCGGGTGCCGTTCAACAACCGCTATTGGGTAGAAACCTGTAACCTCGTTCAAGACGGGCCGCAGACTGATACCTGTGATATTTGGGCTCGTGAGCATGGAAAAACGACGATTATCTCCGTCGGGAATAAGGTTCGCCAAATCCTTAACTGTGAGGGTGGGTGCGACAGGCGAATGTGCATTTTGTCCTTTGCCAAAGACCCGGCGTTAAAAATCCTTCGCGTCTTTAAGGAGTTGTTTGAGCGAAGCGACCTTCTTAAATACTGCTTCCCTGAGATTTTCTGGCAGAACGTGAACGATGCCCCGAAGTGGAGCGAAGACCAGGGGCTTGTGCTCCGGCGCTCTGGCTACCACAAGGAGGCGACGATTGAAGCCTGGGGGCTTATTGACGGCATGCCGACAGGCTCTCACTTTACGGACCTTATCATCGACGATGTTGTGACCGATGCGCTTGTCCGGACTCCGGAGCGTATGGCGCAGGTGGAAGAGGCCTTTAATCTCGCGCAGTACCTTGGCAGCGAGGGGTGCTTACGGACTGTGACCGGCACCTTTTACCGGCACGATGACCCCTTAACAAAGATAGTCGCCCAAAAAGACCCGGAAACGGGGGCGCCGCTTTGGCATGTGCGGATTCGCCCAGGCGTTGAGCCGGCGTCTTTTACGGGCGCTTCCGTGTTCCTCTCCGAAGACCGGATGCGGAAGTTCAAGGCGAGCCAGTACACCTTTGCGACCCAGATTCTTTGTAACCCCACACCAAAGGAGTTTAGGAAGCTTCAAGCTGAGTGGGTGGATGACGTTAACGACGCTCAGATCCCGAAGCGGCTTTGGCACTTCATAATAATCGACCCGGCAGGGAAGAAGAAGGGCAGGGACTCCTGGGCGATTGGGCACGGTGGTTTTGTGCCGTACCGGGACGAGCTCGGGCTCTCTGATTTGTATTTGCTCGAGCTTATCGTCCGGCCGATGGATTTCGACGAGGCGATGAAGACCATCGTCGAGATGTACATTCGAGCCGGCAAGGTCATCAGGCTTGGGGTTGAGAACCCGGCGAATTCCACCTGGGACATCCACATTCAAAGCGCCCTTCGGGCAAAGAAGAAGTTTATCTCCGAAGAGGCAAAGACGCTTGTGCTCCTTAGCCACCACAAGCAGAACAAAGAGGAGCGTATTCTCGCAAACCTCTCTTACCCCATGTCAAACGGGAAGATTCATCTTGCGGCTGACATTCCCGAGGAATACAGGAAGCGCTTCCGGGAGGAGATTGAGAAGTTTCCCGCCTGGCATGACGACGCGCTTGATATGTGCGCTTACTTCTACGACCTGATTAAGGATTATCGCTTTCCCGCGGCTGATTCTTCTGTCGGAAAGGCCGATTTGCGCGACCGCTATGCCCGCTCGAAGCTCTCCGGAAAGCCAAAGAGGGAGGATAGCTGGCTTTACGTGTAGAGTATTTCTTGAATGAAGCAGCTTTTAGTCACCTCCGGCGCAGGGATTGGGCGGCGTCCCCATTATCACATCGTTTATCTTGACGACGAGACTGGAAACTACCTTGTCTCCGTCGCGGAAAATCACAACCACACAATGAGCCTTGAGGGCTATGTGCCCCCGACTGAGCCAATCATGGCGCAGGACGAAATGGGGAATCCTATACTGGATGAGCAGGGGAACCCCGTCGAGCAGGAACCAGGAGACCCCGGGAATCCCGGCACCTGGATGATTCACCCCGGGGAAGACGGCCATCTTCACGAAGAACTCCTTGAGTACGAGCCAAAGACCCCCAAGGCGAAAAAGGAATCAGACGCCGATAAGGTTTCAGACGTACTCACCCTGGCCGAAGAGGCGTTCACCCTCGAATACGAGTCGATGAAAAAGGGTCAGGAGTCAGACGATTATTACATCGGAAAGCACTGGAACCTCACCGAAAAGAAAGAAATGGAGGACAAGGCCCGGGCGGCTTTGACCTTCAATAAGATCCAAAAGCACGTAAACGAACTCTCGGGTATCCAGCGGGACGAAAGATCGGACATCACTTACACCCCCATTGAGGGCGGCGACCAGAGAACGGCAGACCTGCTAAATATCGTGACCAAGGTCGAACTCTCCGGCTGTAACTTCCAGATGGAAGAGTCGGCCGTCTTCATGGACGAAATTATTCCAGGCCGCGGCGTCTTTGTCCCGCGAATCTCTTATGACGAGAGCCTGAGCGGGAAGCTTATCGTTGAGCGCTTCCCCTGGGATCAGGTACATTTTGGGCCGCACGAGAAAGTTGACGGCTCCGATGCCGAGTATGTGGTGCTGGATAAACCTTTCTCGAGAGCCAAGCTCGAATCCCTTCACCCGGACAAAATCGACGAGATAGCGGAAGACTACGAGTATTACACCCAGCTTCAGGGCCAGCCGCACGAAGAACCCCCTGGAGATGTGTACGAAACCTCAACCAATCGAAAAACCCCGATTGTTCTTGGCGGAACAAAGCTTGTCGATGTTGCGAAGAAGAATTACCGGGTGCTTGAAGTCCGGCGAAAGGCCTACACCAAAGTTCCTATCATCGTGAACAATACCGAGGGGTTTGTCTTTAACGCCCTTGGCTGGAAGTCGAAGGACTTGGCTGCCGTAAAGAGTCTGAGCGAAGACTTTTTCGTAATCAACAAAACCCTTACCAAGATTCGGATCACAAAGATCGCGGGGAATGTCGTTCTCTCCGACGAGAATCCGGCCAAGCTTCCAGTTGACGATCTTCTGGTCATCCCCTGTTACGGCAATTTCAGGAACGGAAATTTCTGGGGAATCGTAGAGGGGGCCAAAGACCCGCAGAAGCTTGTCAATAAGCTCTTGTCCCTGGCCGTTGACATTGTGAACAAGATGGCGGCCTACGGGTACTTCTACGACGACAACACCTTTCCAGATGAGGCAGAAAGAGAAAAGTTTCTACAGAACTGCAACTCTCCGGGCTTTGCCGCAAAGCTTACCGACGTCGGTCGCCCGCCCGAAAAGGTGGAAGGAACTAAGTTCCCGGATGAACTCGTAAACCTTGTGAACCAGGCGACGATGGTGCTTGAGGAGCTTATGGCGCTTCAGGTGGATTCATCCGGCGCCAACGAGTCCGCTCAGCACCTTCTTACCCGCGCTCAAATGAGACTTCGCGGCGCTCGCCACTTCTTCGACAATCTCTTTTGGGCAAAGAAAAAGCTCGGCAAGCTTCTTATTCCGCTTATCAAGATGTACCGGCAGCCTGCCGACATCGCCCGGATTGTGATGAATCAGGGCGCGAAAGAGGCGGTTCAGCTTGGCGGCCAGCCCCTTGAAGATTTCTCCGAAGCCGACATTATGGCGCTCTTTGAGGCTGCAGACGTCGAGAATTATGACGTTGAAGTAACCGAGAACCCGTTCTCCCCGACCGCTCGCATTGCCGTTGCGATGCTTATCGAAGGGCTTATCCAGGCCGGTGCCAGCATCCCGCCCGAGGTGCCAATCGAGGTTGCTGACATTCCTGATACACTTAGACGAAAGATACTTGACTCGCTGGCTGCACAAAGCCAAGCGCAGGCAGAGACGGCGCAGATGACCTCGGACATGGAAATAGGCAAATCGCTCGTAGCAAAAGGCATAATCCCGCCGAAGATTGCCGAGCAGCAGGGCATACCGCACATGGCGTCGATGCCTCCTGCACAACCAGGATTTCAGGGTGACGGTTCTGTACCTCCAATGGAAGGCGGAATCGCTGGATAGGATGTAAACGTATGACAGAAGAAAATAAAGAAACAGAATCGTCGGGGCAGACTGAGACTCCTGAGATGGTTTCTGTTGGGGATGACGGCTCGGGACTCGATGAAGTCTCGGACGAGGTTCTTGACGCGCTTATAGCTGGCGAGAGCCTGTCAGAAGAAGAACACCCCCAAGAGGAACCGGCGAATCCAGAAGAGGCACAGCCCGACGGTGAAGAGGCTAAAGCTGAGGACGCAGCGCCCGAGCAAGGCAAGCAGCAGTCGAAGGAAGTTGAAGACCTGCAAGCCGCGCTCAAGCGAATTGACGTCCTCGAGAAACAAACGATTGGGCAGGAACGCCTAATTCACCGTCAAATATCCAAGTTAGGAGAAGAGCGTAAACAACTCCAAGCGATTGCTGAGCAACTTCGCGGTGGGCTGAAAGAGAAGTTTCTGGAAGATCCAGCGGCGGCAGTGGACGATCAGTTAAAGCTCAAGCAGGCCGAAGAGGCCATTGAGCAGATCGATGCCACGGCGGAAAATCTGGTTCACGTTGAAGAGAACCGCGCCACCTTCAGTAAATACGTCAAGAAGGAAGAAGTCTTCCCCGACGAGATGAAAGAGATTCTTGTCGAGGACGGATTCGATCCGGTTGACGCTGAAGGTTTCTTGCGGAACCCGTTCAACGGCAAGGCCGATGCTCCGTTTCTCATCCAGCTTGCAAAGCGAGGTAGGGACAGAAAGGCTTTGAAGTACATTATTCCGGCCTTTAAAAAACTAGAGGCCGCGCATAAGGAACTTCAGACCAAGTATGACCAGCTTCAGAAGTCAGGTCCGCGGGCGCTTCTACGGAAAGTCGAGGAGGCCACAAATCAGCCGCCTCGCCTTAACGGAAAGAGTGGCGCGGCTAAGACAAAGACCGTTGCGCTTACTTCCCGAGACATGGAACGGCTCTCCGACAAGGAACTTGACGATATAATCGCCGGTCGAATCGGCGCGTGAATTGCGCTCCTGCCCGTAACTAACGGGTAGGATCATGGCAGAAACCGAAGTCACCACAAGTGACAATTTACGCAGGTTAGCGTGGGACACTAAGCTGTTCCGCGACACCATCAAAGATTCGTACTTCACGCAGAATGGTTTTGCCGGCGACTCACCGGACAAAATCCTTTACGAGAAGACGAACCTCGAAAAAGAACAAGGCGACAAGATCACGTTTGGTATCCGCTACAGGCTGTCTGGTGACGGCGTAACGGACGACGAAATCTTGGAAGGAAACGAAGAGGCGCTTGATACCGCCGACTTCGACGTTGAGCTGCACCTATACAGGCACGCTGTAAAGGACAAGGGCGCAATGTCGAGAAAGCGGCCGGTTTATAACCTTGACGCCGAATCGCGCCAGTCCATCAAAGATTGGGGCACTGAAAAGGTTGACAAGCTCCGCATGGATGCGCTGTTTGCCGACCGGGCTGAAGTATTTTACTGGACGGCATCGACGGCGATTCTTCGCGCTGCTCCGGCCACGGCGAAGGCCGCGCTTCACGCAACCAATTCCAAGATGACCCTTGACCAAATCACCCGCATGCGGGCGTGGGTCAAGACGGGCGGAAACCGGGATTACATCCCGCTTAGGCCCGTGAAGATCGGCGGAAAGAATTGGTACGTGCTTCTTGTTTCCGAAGACGTTGCGACTGACCTTATGACGTCTTCCGACTGGAAGAACGCTCAGCAGTACGCTCGGGAACGGAGCGACGATAACCCGCTCTTCCGCGGCGCCATCGGTGCCTGGAGCGGATTCATCATCCACACTCACGAGAATGTTCCGGTTGCGGCCGATGCCGGCGCATCAAGCAACGTCGCTTGGGCGAAGTGCGCCATTCTGGGGCAGCAATCTCTTTGCACCGCTTGGGGCCGCAGGCCTTACTCGGTCGAAGAGAAGTTCGACTACCAGAACAAGCACGGCTATGCCTGGAACGTCATCATGGGGAACGAGATCCCGGTATTTGACAGCAAAGAGTACGGCTCGGCGGTCATTTACTGCGCTCGCACCAACAACACCGGCCTGTAATTGTGAAGGAGAAACGAAATGGCAAGTACATTTACTGCGACTAATGCGGGCTCTGGTGTGCAGCCGAGAACTGGCGAGGGCGTTATTGCCGTCGTCTCGAAGTACACCCAGGCGGCGGCTTACGTCATTAATGACGTAATCCAGATGGTGAAAGTTCCGAAGGGAGCCGTCATTCTGGACGTTGCTCTGTCCTGCGAGGACCTAGACACGCACGCGACGCCGACCATCGTCCTTGAAGTCGGAGATGGCGAGGACACCGACCGCTACATTACCGGCTCAACGATTGGTCAAGCTGGCGGCCTGGCAAGTCTTGCTCGGTACAATGGGCATGGCTACCAGTACACGGCAAACGACACGATTGACGTGAAAGTGACGACCGCGCCGGCCACTGGAACCACTGACAAGAGCATCATGCTGACTGTTCTTTACACGATGCATGACGACGTTTAATGCCTGAATCATGGAGCGGGGGAGAAGTCCCCCGCTTTTTAGATGGCTTCGACAGACTACGACTTTAAAAACACAAGAAACGAAATGATCGAGGCGGCGTTCCGGAAGGTTGGAGCGCTGGCGCCCGGAGAGGCATTGCCGTCCGACATGCTGCAAGACGGCGTTGACGCCCTTAATCAAGTCGTAAAGCACTGGCAGACGAAACACGTTTTCTTGTGGCAGGAAATCTGGATCGAGCAAACCCTTTCCGATGGAGTGGCGTCTTATGATTTCCCATCTGCTACGCCGATTCTTGCTTTGGAGCGGGTTTATTACCGGACGTCGGCAACCGGCGATGACGAACCGCTTGCGCTTATATCCTATCGCTCTTACTGCGACATCGAAGACAAGGACGAAGAGGGCGAGCCGGAGCAGGTTGCGGTTAGTTGGTCAGAGTCGAAGTATTATCTCCACCCCGTGCCGGACACGACCTATTACTTTAAAGCCCTTGCTATCCAAAAACTCAAGGACTTCGACACAGCAGCCGGGTATGGGGATTTGGCTGAAAGATTTCAAAAAGCCTTGATTTACCAGACGGCGGCAGACCTTGCCGACGAGTACAACCCGAAAAGGCAAGCCGCGCTAGAGGCGAAAGCGAGAGAACTCTGGTACGAGGCGAAGGCTTCTGACAGGGAGCGCACCACAATCACCACAGCCGTAGGAGCGTTTAAGATATGAGCCGCGGATCGCAAGTTGAACTTCTTCTCGCTGGCTGCGTTGATTCGTCCGGCGAACCGCTAAACGGCGGTTTGGTTTATACCTACGAAGCTGGAACGACAAACGCGAAGGCGACCTACACCGATGCAGCGCTCAGCACGGCTGCGGCGAACCCAATAGTGCTTAGCGCCGTAGGGAAAGCGCAAGTCTTTGCCACTGGCGCGTACAAGCTTGTTATCAAAACGGCAGCAGGGGTTACTGTTGCGACTTACGACAATCTCTATTTTGGCGACGACTCTCAGACGTGCTGGGCCGGTACCGCGAGCGGGACAGCAAATGCAATTGCAGCAACAGCCACCCCACCGCTTACGGTACTTGCGGCTGGCCTACGACTCTCGTTCGTTGCCTCGGCTAACAATAGCGGAAACACCACACTAAGCGTTAATGGTTTGGCCGCTGCAACCATCAAGCGATATGTAAACGGGACGGGGTACCCGCTCGTCGGGGGCGAGATAGTCTCAGGTGAGTTAATCGAAGTCCAATATGACGGCACAGACTTTCGCCTTAGCGAGAAAAGCCCCGAACCCGGATCTCTTCAAATCACCGCGAGGGCAGCGGCTTCTAGTGGCTGGTTACTTTGCAACGGTGCTGCGATTTCTCGAACTGCATATGCGGCACTCTTCGCGGCGATTAGCACCACGTATGGCGCCGGTGACGGCTCGACAACGTTCAACGTTCCCGACCTGCAGCAGAAATTCCCGCTTGGGAAGGCTGCGTCCGGGACGGGCTCAACACTTGGCGGAACGGGGGGCGCAATCGATCTCACCGCCCCGGCGCACTACCACGGCATGGGAACGGGCGCCGATCTTAACATTGCCCCGAGTGGTACTCACAGTCACGGATCGGTATCGCCAGGCGATTTTTATATGTTTTTCGACGCGCAGGGGGGCGGGAGCATAGATGCTGCGGTCGGAAATGATGTCGTCGCAGCATCGACCAACACCGGGCAGGCCACTCACGCACACACCGCGGGTGACTTTGCGGGCTCAATCGGCCTCGTCACGGGTGGTGTTAACGGGAATGCGGCCATGACGGTTGGAAACCCGCCATTTCTGGCCCTGAACTTTGAGATTAAATATTGATGGCAGCAATTAAGCTCCCCTTCGGCACTGGCGTTTACCGTAATGCGGACGGGGTTGAGCTTAACGACCGTGATAGCCGCCTTGTGAATGGCTACGTGGACGAACTTGACTTTATCTGCCGCTTCCCTGGGCTGGACGAATGGAAGGACCTTGGTCTTGGCTCTGGTGCTCGGATAGACGGGCTTTATTGGTGGGAGCATTTAAGCTGCGCTTTGGCCGTGGCCGACGGGAAGGTATTTAAGCTCACCTATCCGAATCAGGTAGCGACATCAACCGAGCTTTTCAACACGGCACGTCTCGAGCAAAATGCCCGCGCAAGTTTTTGCACCGACGGGACAAGCGCTTTTATCGCAAACGGCGGACAGATCGGGTTTACGAACGGAACAGCCGACGTTGCGTTTGTTGCAGATGGTGATGCGCCGACGACGGTCTCTGCGGTTTCATACCTCGACACCTACATCCTGGCGTCGGTCTCTGGCACCAACAAATTTCAATGGTGCGACGTGGGGGATCCGACGGCATGGAATGCGCTTTCTTTTGCGTCCGCTGCTGGCGATGCTGACTTAATCCAAACGCATTGCGTTAGGAATCGGCAGATATTCATCTTCGGAACGGCTTCGATTGAAATCTGGGAGAGTGACGGCGAAACACCTTTTATCCGGCAGCCGGGAGGGTTTGTTCAGGTTGGCTGCATTGCGCCGGCAAGTGTCATTGTTCTCGAATCCGGCATCTACTGGCTCGACAACAACCGCCGCTTTGTCCGCTGGAATGGAAACTCTGTTGAGCGAATAAGCTCTCCCTACGATAAAGAGATCCAGGGGTACACATCCGTCTCCGATTGCGCTGGCGATGCGATGGAAATTAACGGCCAGCAGCTCCTTCAGTGGAATTTTACGGCGGCAAATAAAACTCTTGTCTTCAATGAGAACACTGGCAAATGGTCAGAGCGGGGCGATTGGGACGATTCGACCGGCGTCTTTAACCGCTGGCGCGGCAATGCTTACTGCTACTGTCCCGCCTGGGGCGTTCACTTGGTTGGCGACAAATCAAGCTCCATCATCTACGCGATGAGCGATGAGTATCACGACGACGACGGTGATGTGCTCCGCCTCCAAATGACGAGCGGGCACCTGGATTTCGGAACGAACGCGAGGAAGGAAGCGGGGGGCCTTACCGTCCGGGCCAAGCGCGGCCATACGGCATTGACCACAAACCCAAGGCTTACCGTCCGCTGGAACAACGACAACCGAGGCTTTGGAAACGAACACGATATTGACCTCGGCGCTCGGGGCGAAAGGGAAATCATAAGGCAGATTCCGGCCCGAGGAATTTTCAGAACGAGACAGTACGAGATAGTAGGAACCGATGCGGCGCCTCTTATCTTCGGCATGGCCGAGCAGGAAGTGGAGGCTATTGAGTAATGGATAGACGGGAACCGATAAGACCGCCCGTTGGCGACTTTCCCCGCTCGCTTCGGGATTGGTTCGTTGCCGTTTGTAACGCGCTAAATCCAGTCTGGAAGGATTGGACGCCGACCTTTCCCGGCGAAACCATGACGTTTACGGGAACCACAATTCTTATCGCTCGTTACTGTATCCGGGGGAAGGTTTGTCATTGGTCGTTATGCGCCAGTGGAACGCTCGGAGGTGTTGCTACCACATCTATCGATTTCACACTCCCGGTTGCGCAGAAGGATTATGGCGGCGTAGCAACGCCCTTTATTGGCGGGCTTCAGACGAACGACGGCGGCGCAGTTATTGCCGGAGTGTGCGTTGCCGACCAGGGAGCGGCGACCGCAAGGGCGTATCGTTACGATGGCGGGAACTGGAATCTTGCGGCTGGTAGGTGGTTTCAAGCGTCCGGTTCATATGAAATCGAGTAGGGCGAGGATGGAAAAGCTTGGTGTTAGAATTTGTGGAAGGAGAGCGCTTATGAGACGAATCCTGATTTTATTGTCGATGCTGTTCCCGCTGGCGAACAGCTACGCCGATGGGCCTGCTGGGCCGATAGGGGGAAATGTGCCGAGCGATGGCGAAATGCTGATGTGCGACAAAAACGGTAGCGCGACGGCTGCTGTCACCTGTCGCAACATAAACCCTTACAAGTACGTGCTGGACACCAGTGCCTACATCGGCGCTTCCCTTGTTGCCTCCGATGCCTGCGATGCCGGAACCACGGCTTCGGTTATCACGGCGGCTTCTCACTCTGCGAAAGTTGGAGACATTATCCGCATCACTTCCGGCACCTACGATGATGTGGAAGTAAGGGTTAAGGCTGTTGCGGCGAATACGATTACTCTCGAATCGACACTTGCCGGTGCTCCTGCCGCTCTTGACACCTTCGACATTTTGCGCCCCCGCTTTGCAAAGGTGCTCGCAGATGGCAGTACGGTTGCCTCTCCTGACATAGCCGATGCCACCTACGGCACTCTCGTAGCTGTCGCGTTTGGTTCTGTCCCGGCTGCGTTTGGCAAGCTCTTCGAGTCCGCAGATGCCGACTGGAAGGAAATCGACATAGCGAACAACACGGATTGCCTCTTAGTCATCTCGTTTGATGCTGGCACAACGAGTCACTACGTTGTCCCGGCTTACTCGACCAAGGAATTTCAGTTCAGCAAGTACGGCCTCTCTGAAGACTCGGACGTGTACTACAAGTATGCATCCGGCGAAGTCTGCGCTCACGGCTCTGTCTATCTTTCGGCAATAAGGTAAACATGAAAAAAATCCTGCTTTCGATTCTCTTCATTCTCCCGCTTACGGCAAACGCTCAGCGCTCTTGCATTGGCGGGAATGTGGTGCTGTCAGGTGTCACTATCTGCGGGCTGGATAACGACGAGTATCTTGCTGCGAAAGATGCTGCTGGCACGGGCACGGTGGATATGCTTAAAGCCGACGGGACGGACGACACCGTACTAAACGCGAAGTCTGGCGAGCTTATCAAGCTCTCCGAGAACGGCACGGCGGGCATCACGATAGACCCTTCAACGGCTAGCGTGACATTAGCCTCACTTGGAGAAATCGGTTCTGATTCGACCACAGACGCTCTCGACCTTATCAGCTTCTCAGACGGCACGGCCAAGGCGAAAGACTACTACTCCAGCAACGTTCTTACTCGACTGGTGACGACTAACCACGCTCTCGCTTGGGGAACGAATAACATCGTCGCTGGCGGCTTTGATACAAGTCAGAACTTTGCCATGAACGGTACCTCCGGCGGCAACGTCATCGTCTCGCGGGCGAACTACGGGTTTCTGGCGGGTATTGCGAGTCTCCCCGGCGACTTGAACTCGACGGTTGGAGCCAATTCATTTGCGTCCGTCTTACGCTCCGGCGGTGCTCTGTTTCATAACGGCAGCGCGACCGCCAGTGCTGGCCCTAATGTCTATTTCGCCCGGTCGAAGGCGACCGATGGTAGTGGAGACACGGCTGTAGATGCTGATTTTTTGCTTGGCCGAGTTAATTTCTATAGCTCTACGGGATCGGGAGTTGCGGCTACTGATTATCAGGTAGCGGCGCATATCAGCGCGTATGCTGACGCGGCGAGTGGTGTTAATGACACTCCTGGGCGGGTGGCCATTTTCGTCTCCCCCGACGGCTCAGCCACTCCCGCCGAGGCGCTGAGGATAAGTCAGGATAAGACCACTAAATTCAGTGGTAATACCCAATGGACGGACGGAACCGACACTTGGCGCACGCTGGTAGGTTCGGGTGTCATGAAGTTAACAGCTTTCACCACGGATGGCAGCGACGACCAAGTTATGTCGATTGCGGGTGGCGGAGATTCCGCTGTCTCGCGTGGCGGTAATGTGCGCGTCTACGGCAATGAGCATGGGAATAAGGGTGATGTCGTTATCGAAGCCGGAAATAACTCAGCTTCCAATGTGCTTATCAATTTAGGCTCCACGCTCTCGAAAATGTCCGTTTATCAAGATGATCTCACAACGATTAACTTTCAAATCGGGCAGGCCGGTACGTGGGCTTCAGACGCCGGAATCGACGCGGGCCTCGTAAAGGTCGCCGCTGCTGATACTGCCTGCACGACCACGTGCGGCGTGGCAAACGGGGGGGCGTTTTTTGGTTTTGACTTAGCTGCTGGCGCATCGGCTCCGGTTATAGTCGAAGCAGACGACGCCACGGCAGATGTCTGCATGTGTTTTGGTTTAGCGGTACACGATTAAGGAGGAACATGAAGCGGGCATTACTTGTACTCTCACTCACTCTCTCGGGCTGCACAATCGACGTTGCAAGGCCATCTTACTCAAGGGCTGAGATTGACGCTCAGTTAGCGCAAGTGGCGCAAGTAGTCGGACAGCACTTGCAGGTCTTAAAGGCGCACGAGGAGCGGATCGAAGCGCTTGAGCCGAAGAAGGAAGAGAAGAAGTGACACCGGAGGAACGCTCGATGCATAAGGCGGATAACATCGACCTTCAAGCCGAGCGCTTCCAGTTTGAGGCAGAGATGCTGTTAGAGACGGCGCTTGATGTCATTAAGGCGCATGGGCTTACCGCTGAGTACAACCAGCGGATTTTGGCTGAGCTGGTAAAGGAGAACGCCTAAATGGACTACGAGCGCCTGAAATA